ATGGCTCAGGAAGGTATTACAGTTGGAGATGTATTTGATAAGATACGAGGCAATTTTGATGGTTTTGCAAAATCTATGCAGGAAGCAAATGCAGAAGCTGCAAAAAATTCAGCTGAACAAATTTCATCTTTAACTGCATTAGCCAGCGTTGCTAAAAATGTAAGTATATCAATGAGCGACAGAATGTTAGCTGTAAAAGAATTACAAAAAACATATCCAGCTTATTTTGGGAACTTAACACAAGAGCAAATTTTAAATGGGGATTTAAAGGACATTATTGATGACGTTACAGATGCTTTATTAGCTAAAGCAAAAGCGGCTGCTTACAGTTCAAGAATAAGCAAATTAGCCGAAGAGGAAATTAATATAACTGAAAAAATAACTAAAGCAAATAAGGATTTAAGAGAATCCGAGATTGAGGCAGCTAAGCAAAGAAATAATACAGCAATGGCTTATTCGGCTGGTGGGATTGGAGCCGCTTTAGGTGCAAGTGCAAATCAGGTTAATAATTACAAACAAACAATTTTTAATTTACAGTCTGAACTTAAAAAAAATATTGACACTCAAAGAAAATATCAAGAGGAAGTCAACAAAACTACAGCAGCATCAATAAAATTAAATGCAGCAGAAGCACCAAAAGCAAAAGTTGAAGCATTTAAAAAAGATAATGAGTTTGATAAAAATGCTGAGGCAGCTTTACAAGGTCGTTATGATATTGAGGCTGGAATAATTAAAAGGGGAGAAGAGGCAAAATACAAGGAAATGCTTAAGGGGCAAAAAGCTCAACAAGGATTAGCCGACGAAACAAGCCGTATTGCAGTAGCTGGTTATGCTGCTGAAGAGGCTGCAAGGATGAAAACCATTGAAGGTTTACGAGATGACTTGGCAGCTGAAATGGTACTTTTAAAAACTCATTTAGCAAACAAGTTAATAACTCAGGAGCAATACGATTTAATGGCTCAAGAGCAACGCTTGAAATCTATTGAAGCTCAAAGAGCATTAGTTCCAGAGCACCAAATAATTAGCGATGCAATTGTAGGAACCATTCAAAATATGGGAACCGCATTAGGCGAAGCGTTGGCGACTGGTGCAAATATTGCTCAATCAATGGGTAACGCTTTACTTCAAGGTCTGGGAGGATTGTTAGCTGCAATGGGAGATCATTTAATTAAAATCGGTACCGCTGCTGTTTTAGCCAGTAAAGTTATGAAAGTATTTGGAACTGTTGCAGGATTTGGAGCTGGATTAGCTGCTATTGCTGGAGGTGTTATACTTAAAGGCGTTGGAGGAATGATTGCTTCAAAAGCAAGCCAAAAAATTGGTCAAAGTTCAAATGGTGTAGATGGAGGTGGAAACCAAAGAGGATCAATGTCAACTGGAGCCGATATACAAACTCCAACAAGCTCAGTATCACAAGGAGGAACTTTTAACAATAGCGGAACAGTTGTTTTTGAAATATCAGGACAGAAATTGATTGGAGTATTGAGCAATACATTAGGAGCAAATAAAAGATTAGGCGGAAACTTAGCAATAGGATAATATGGCTTTAAGAAAAATTTTAATAGAATTTACAGCAAACCCAACTTTGGGAAATGCTTTTAGTTACGATATAACAATTGACTCAGTTGCCTTTTCATATCCAAACGGATACGATACTCTAAATTTAGAATACGTTTCAGGCTCAGACGTCGCAAATACTTCAATAGGTAGAAAATCAACTCTAACAGAAACGATTGACGCTACTTTAAATTTTTTAGTTACTTATTATTCAAGTTCTTTTATTAGCTATTCAAGAGTTGAAAACTCAATCGAGGTTATAATTAATTTTGAGGATGCTGTAATTACATATCCGGATGACGCAAACGAAAACATTTTAATTTCTGACGAGGCATATACTCCAGATGTAAATTACAAACTTAAATATGTAGTTGATTGGGCTGATACAGAAAAAGTTGATTACTCAGTAAGAATTTACCAAAAAGCATATACCGGAAGCTCAACAGAGGTTTCTGGTTATGCCACGTTACAATACGGATCAGTTAATGACAATTTAGAGCCTATTCGTGGAAATGGTTTAAATTTATTTTTAAACGCTTCAAACGATTTAACTTTGGAGGATTTATATACAGAGGACGAAAATTCTTTCTCTGTAAAAATGTATAGAAAAAATAAACTATTATTTGACGGCTATTTAAAGCCAGACGGAGTTTATCAATCATTTGTTCAAGACCAGTGGATTTTGAGCTTATCATGCGTTGACGGATTAGGATTATTAAAGGATTTAGCCTTTGTAGATCCAGACGGTTTGCATTGGGTTGGAAAACAAAAAGCAATTGATATTATTTACAATTGTTTAAAAAGGACCGGACTTGAAATGAACATCAATACAAGCGTAAATATTTATTACCAAGGATTAACTCCAAGCGACACTTTGGATCCTTTAAACGAGGTTTATGTAAGCGTGGATAGGTTTGTAAAGGATGACAACGACACGATAATGGATTGCAACGAGGTTTTAACTTCGATTTTAAATTTATTCAATGCGGTTATTTGTCAAATGGACGGGCAATGGTTTATTTATAGACCAAGTGAGATATTTGAAAACAATATTGTAAAATTTAGACAATATAGTCAAACGGATAATTCTTACGTTAAATTAAACACTAAAAATTTAGCTTTTAACTTAGGTAGCCAAATAGATAATTATTATCCACATCATGCCGGAGGCAATCAACAAATAGAAATCAAAGGATCAGTTTCGGCAACTCGAATCAATTATAAATTTGGATTTTTGAAATCATTAAACTCAAATCCTAATTTAACTCACACCGGTTACACTTTCCCAGGTTGGACAGTTATAAACGAGCCTTATGTTATTTTAGACCCAACAGACAACGAGGGATTAATTTCGGCTCCAGTTATTTTAAGTGGTTTATCTACTCCGGTATTCCCAATTATGTATTCGGATGACGTTGATTTGAACGCTGGAAATACAATTAGTATTATTTTAAGAGGTAGATTAACAAATTCAAGCGTTGCAGCTCAGGCAAAATTTAGAGTAACATTAACAGAAGGTTCTGGAGCAATAAGTTATTTAAAATTTGACGGAACTTGGACGGCAACAGATACATCAATTATTTTAGGATTAAACCCAAACTTTGATGTAACAATTCAATCTTTGGCTTTACCAGCTGACGGAGCTGTAAGTATGACAATTTATCAAGCCTTACAAACATCCTCTGGATCAACTCTTTACGAGGTTACTTACGCAGATATTCAAAACAATGCAACAGTTTCAACAAGTGGATCAGTTGGGGAATTTCATTCAGCACAAAGACAAAACAGACCAAGTTCAATCTCACAAGAAACTAAAACTATTTTTAACGGAGATAGTCCTTCTTTAATTTACGAGGGTGCAATATGGAAAGCCGATACAGAAACTCCTACATCTTTATGGTTCCGAAAAGACAAAACAGAAAGTAAAGCAATTTTACAAATTGCCGTTGAGGATATATTAAGAGTTCATCAAAGACCTCAAAAAATATTTACTGGAGACATTTATGGATATTTGCCTTATTTGTCTATTATTTCAATAAATAATTTAGAAGGTAAATTTTTACCTTTGGAATGGAGTTTTGACGCTTCAAGAAATATAACAAGCGTAAAACTTTTACAATTATTTGGCGAGGAGCTTACCGATATAAACTATAATCTAACTTTGGATTATGGAAACACAACAAAGGTCACAATCACATCATAAAATTTATTAATTTTGTAGTATGGAATATTTTAAAGGAGAAGAGAGAATCTTATATATAAAACTTGAAGGAGTATATATCCCGATAGGTTGTTTGAGTGATAATTCATTTAGTGAAAGCTCAGAAACAATTGACACAACAACAAGAGACAATGCAGGCTGGTCCACAAGCCGACCAACTATGCAAAGTTATAGCATCGGTTTTAACGGCATACAAGTCAATTCTACAATAGCTGGAGGAGATTTTGAAGTTGCAAGTTATGACCGATTAAAAGAACTTAAAAGAGATCGTCAATTATTAGAATGGAAAATACAAGGGGAAAATTTCCCTATTGTTGATTATGGTAAAGCCTATATAACTGATATTTCGGAAGCGGCTACTGTAAATGAATTAATTACATTTAGCGGAACTTTAAACGGCTTCGGACAGCCTTTAATGGCATCATACGCTTTGGTATTATTGAACAATGGCAATCCAAGCGTAATAGTACAAGACGGAAATTCAAACTTAATACAAGTATAAAAAAATGGCAATAGATCCAACAACTACAACGACCGTAAAGGTTAGCGAACTCGCAAGTGCGGGGTACAATACAACGGACTTAATACCTCACGAGGTAGCGGGTATTTTAAAGAAAGGGAATTTACAAGACTTAGCGACTTTTATAGGTTCTATTATTGACGTTGAGGGAAGCGTAGGTTTTAGAGCCGTTAATGTTACAGACGGACAAACTTTACCGGCTACAACAGAAGAGGAATTTATTTTAGTAGGTCCTGGAACATTTCCAAACGTTGGAGGAGGCTCAGCAATAACAACAACAGAACCTTTAAACGCTTTGGTTTCAAATGGTACTTATTGGTTTATCGGAGTAGAAATTCCAATTGCAGCAAGTGGAGCATGGGGGTCAATTGAGGGGAACATTGAAACTCAAACAGACTTACAAGACGCTTTGGATTTAAAAGCTGACTTAGTTGACGGAAAGGTTCCAGCTTCTCAATTGCCAAGTTATGTTGATGACGTTGTTGAGGTTGCTAATTACGCCGCTTTACCTTCAACTGGAGAGACTGGAAAAATTTACATAACAATAGACACGAATAAAGTATATCGTTGGTCCGGTTCAGCTTACATTGAGATTGCTGAAAATAATGCTGTTTGGGGATTAATTGAAGGTACTTTGTCAAGTCAAACAGACTTGAATACAGCTTTAGGGTTAAAAGTTCCTTACACTGGTGCAACTGGAAACGTTGATTTAGGAAGTCATAAATTAACTGCATCGGACTTAGTTGTAAACCACGCAAGTGGATCAGGTGCGGCAGCAACAATAAGCAAGGGAGGTAACGGAGAGGCTTTAACAGTTACAAAAAGCTCAGGAAGTGGAAACGCTGCGAGTATTTTAGGTGGAGTTACTTTATTAGACGAATTGCATTTAAATACTGATTTAGCGGATGCTTATATTGCAAGTGCGGCAACTTGGAACGCAAAACAA